TCGGTAGTGAGTACGGTTGCAGTCTCGACGAAGCAAAAATTGATTTTTATAAGAGGACTTGCAACCGTGATTTGTTTGAACGTAAGATGGTCAACAAGAAAGGCAATGAAGTAACCTATTTGCGCAGTTCTGCCGAGCTGACAACAGGTGAAATGACTTTGAGTATTGACCGTTTCCGAAATTGGTCGGCATCAGTAGCTGGCATTTACTTACCTGCCGCTAACGAACAACAGATGCTTATCTACGCACAACAAGAAATTGAACGTAATAATGAATTTATTTAAAAATTGAGATTATGAAGAAAAGAAAATTTCCCCAAGATGTAGCAAGATTCTTTCATCCTGAAAAATCAATCAACCCTAAATCCAGCGGTATTCACCAAATAGAGAAAGCCTCTCAAAGAAGCTATATTCCAGTTTATAATACTATGGGTACTGCAAGAAAGGTTTACAATGAGTTTGGCAAAATAAGTTATAGATAATATGGACAAATTTTTAGGACAAGACATTCCTGAACAGGAACGATGGCAGTTTCTTCAGGACAATGCCGATGCAGTGGAGAAAATCGGTTATACTCACCGATTCACACCCGAAGAATTGGCGCAAAAGAAAGAAACATTAGCTGAAGTATCAATCACCATCAATGATATTGAGATAGAAAAGAAAGAGGCTATGGACGAGTTCAAAGAACGTCTGAAACCTTTGAACGAAGAAAAGCAGGAACTTTTGGACCACATTAAGAGAGGTTCTGAGTTTGTAGAAAATGAAGAATGTGCCAAAATCCTCTATCACGAGGAAAAGATGGCAGGATTCTACAACAAGCTGGGCGAACTGGTTTATAGCCGTCCCATTATGCCACAGGAGATGCAAAAGACAGTATTCAGTATTAACCGTAAAACAGGAACAGAATCATGAGCGAAAACAAAATCAACTTGGTTGTGCCTAAAGATTACAACGGCAAACCTATTGAAGTAGTATTAAGAGAAGGCGAAGCACCGGTAGCACTTGACCCGAAAGAACCGGAGCGAGTAGTTATCAGTGGAACGATAGATGCACCTCTCAGATGGTTGGAAAAGCGTGTCGAACTGATTAATCAGAAATCGACCAATATCATCGTAAACCGTGATAAGATGGGGTTGGCATTAACTATTGATGAAACCAACTACTATCAGACTGGAATCAGTGGTATTTTACAGGCTTCAAAAGAAATGCAGGAATTTGGCATTAACACGGATAAGAAATGGGAACCTGTCAAGCTATCCCAGTTCTTCAAGATGCACCGTGCTTTCTTCAAGGATAAATCAGAAAACATGATGCTGGTTTCCACTTTGAAGAATTTCAAAGCAAAGGTTAACCAAGACATCGAGCGCAGCAAAGAGGAAAACGGCAGCAAGACGGATAATTATTCTCAGGTGGTTGATTCTAATCTTCCGAAATCCTTCAAACTGAATATTCCTCTTTTCAAAGGCTTTGCTTGTGAGGAAATCGAAGTTGAAATTTATGCTGATGTAGATGGTCGTGATGTTTCACTTTCTTTGGTTTCTGCTGGTGCGAATGAAACCATTGAGGAATACAAAAACAAGGTGATTGACGAACAGATTGAAGCAATCAAAGGTGTTGCACCTGACATCGTAATCATCGAAGTATAATTGACAGCCCGGAAAGACGGGCATCTGGTATCGTGGCGGAATTGGTAGACGCACGACGAGTACTGGAGCTTTACCCAGCCGGAAGGGTTACTCAAAGCAGAAAGCTCATGCAGGTTCGAATCCTGCCGATACCACCACATAACAAGAGGATGCTTAATGATAAAAACATCCTCTTATTTACTAATAGTTACTTTTCATATTTCTATGACACCAACAACTTCATAATTCCCATTTAATCCATGATTTGTCATATAAGTTCTGATTTCAGTTCTATATGCTACTTCAAAATTATACTGTGATAAATTGGCACTTATCGCCTTTGTAAAGGAATACTCATTACCATGATGAGTGAAAATAATACGATAGTTCTTCATATAAATATGATTTTAGAGTGAATACAAATATTACACCCGCAAATATATAAAATAATGCCATACTACATAAAACGAAAACCAAAGAAGAAAGAAAAACCTATGCCTTTATTTGATAAAGCAGGGATAACAGTAAAGAAGAAGCCGGATTTGAAAGCTAAGCTCGACAAGGAGTTTTCCCTTTTTATCCGGCTTCGTGATTGTATGCCAAACGGATTCTTCCGATGTATATCATGTGGACAGATAAAACCATTCGTGCAAGCCGACTGCGGGCACTATTTCAGTCGTACACATTTGGCAACACGGTTTGATGAGAACAATTGCCATGCCGAATGCCGGCACTGTTTAACACCGGATTCTCTCGTCTTAATGAAAGATTTTATATGGAAACAGCTTGGTGAAATTAGTGTTGGTGAAGAAATATTTGCTTTTGACGAAGAAGTAATTTATAAAACTTCACGAAGATATAGGGTTGGAAGGGTTACACACATAGAACGTGATATTCAAGATGTGTATGAGGTAGAGTTAGAGAATGGAGATAAAATGAAGACAACTGCTAACCATAAATGGCTCGCAAGGGCAAGACAAGGAACTTCATACACATGGATTGAAACACAAGAAATGTGGGTTAATGGCGTAAATCTTCATGGGAAGCACAAGACCGGACCTCATACAGATAGGACTACGACCATTGTCTGTAAACCATTTCAAGTAATACAACAAGAAAAATCCTATGAAAGCGGATGGATTGCGGGAATGATTGATGCTGACGGACATATTTGTCAACAGAATATTTCTAATCCAGATGGGACGAAACGCTATGGTTTTCGTGTCGGTATAGCCCAATGTGAGAAGTACATGGATATTTGCTCTGAAATAAAACGCTTACTTGAAAAGTTCACAGGAAATAATAAAACTTGTCGGCAGATGATGGAAGATTCAAATAGGCGTGGCACGTTTAAAAAAACGTATCAATCTTGGCAATTTCTTATAACAGGTACAAACATAGAGAAGCTCCAATTTTTAATGCGTGTTCGTCCGCATAAAATTGAAAAGGTGGATATTGAAAAACTTGGCAAACTAAAATCTCAATATGATACCAAAGTGAAAAGTATCAAATATATAGGTAAAGAGGAGATTGTCGTGATGGAAACGGATACGCGTACTTTCATTGCTAACGGCTATGCCATGCACAACTGCAACAGGTTCAAAGCCGATCATTTGGAAGACTATCGGGTGAATCTGATAGCCAAAATCGGGCAACAGAAATTTGACTTGCTGAAAGTGAAAGCTGATGGTACTTCCAAAATGACTGATTTTGAGTACGAACAGCTAATCAAGTATTACAAAGCACTTAATAAGAAGTTACGAAAGGAGAAAGGGTTATGAATGATTTGGAAGCAGGAACATTTGTCATGATGATCAAGAATGATGATGGTTCATTCTCTCCGGTTGGATTAAGTAAGGAACAGGCTTATATAATCCGGACATTTCTTTCCAAACTTAGTGAGGATTCCCCTTTTATCATTAAATCAGAAGATAGATATGTACAAACTACGTGATTACCAACAGAAAGCCTCTGATGCTGCCGTTTCTTTCTTCAATAACAAGGCGAAGAAAACAAATGCCATTATGGTGTTACCTACGGGCAGCGGAAAGTCGCTTATCATAGCGGATATAGCTGCAAGGCTTGACGGTCATACATTGGTGTTCCAGCCCTCGAAGGAAATACTCGAACAGAACTTTAAGAAACTCTGCTCATACGGTATTCTTGATTGCAGCATTTATTCAGCTTCTTTCAACTCTAAAGAAATAAGCCGGATAACATTCGCCACCATCGGCAGTGTGAAGAATCATCCCGAACTGTTCACCCACTTCAAGAACATCATTGTGGATGAATGTCATCTTGTAAACCCCAAAGAGGGAATGTACAAGGATTTTTTTGATGCAGTGAAGTGTAAGGTTCTTGGACTGACAGCAACGCCATACCGTTTAAGCTCCAGCCGTGATTTCGGCTCCATGCTGAAATTTATCACTCGGACAAAACCTCATGTCTTTTCAGAGGTCATTTATCATGTACAGGTATCAACCCTATTAGATATGGGCTACTTGGCGAAGTTGGATTACTATTCAATGAATCCTTCAGGGTGGAATGAACTTAACTTGAAAGTAAATACTACTGGTGCCGACTATACGGATAGGTCAGTTCAAAAAGAATATGAACGGATAGACTTCTACGGTTATCTCGTTCATATCGTCCAAAGGCTGATGAATCCCAAAGCCGGAGGAAAACGGAAGGGTATTTTGGTCTTTACCCGTTTTTTGAAAGAAGCGGAACGGTTAACGATGTCAATACCCGGTTGCGCTATCGTTTCAGGTGATACTCCTAAGAAAGAACGTGAACATATTCTTGAGGCGTTCAAAGCTGGTGAAATCCCGGTAGTAGCTAATGTGGGTGTACTTACGACTGGCTTTGACTATCCGGAACTTGATACGGTCGTTATGGCACGTCCTACAATGTCACTTGCCATGTGGTATCAGATAGTCGGTCGTGCCATCCGCCCGCATCCTTCTAAAGAATGTGGATGGATTGTGGATTTATGCGGTAACATCAAACGTTTCGGAGAGGTGTCGGATTTACGATTGTTTGATAGCGGTAATGGTAAGTGGGCTGTATTTTCTAACGGAAGGCAATTAACTAACGTGAGATTCTAAGACTATGGACGAAGGATTTTTGAGGCTAAGCCGCAGGTTTTTCTCGAATGAAATGTGGAATGAAGCCCGTACTTTTAGCAGTTGCGAAGCGTGGTTAGATTTAATTCAGTCTGCACGATTTGAGGCAACGCCCCGAAAGGAGAGTATCGGAGGTCGAGAAATCTCTTATTCAAGAGGTCAATATCCTGCATCCATAAGATTTCTGTCACAGCGTTGGAAATGGTCTGAAAAGAAGGTGCGTTCCTTTCTTGTGCATCTTAGAAAGAAAGGTATGATAACTGTTGAGTGCAATCAAGGAATGAACCTTATAACCTTATGTAAATATGAAGAATATAATCCAATGGGCACAACCAAGGGCACAAGTAAGGACACAGGTATTGAAAAGGAAATCAATGAATTAAGACAGGAATGGGCACAACTAAGGGCACAACTTGGGGCACAGCCCATGAACAACAATCTACCGCAATCCGAACTTTTACAAAAATCAGGGCACACAGAGGGCACAAATACAAAGAAAGAAGAAAGAGAGTATATAGATATATCTCTACATCAAAAGAAAGAAAATACTCCTGACGGAGTATCAAAGAAAGACAAGCTTTCTTCGCCCTCCCCCTCTGAAAAGATTGATTACAGCGGATTGATGGAATACTATAATACCACATTCAAAGACAGACTCCAGCAGATAAGATCAATGACTGATGTGAGAAAAAAGGCTGTAAAAGCCCGGATAGCCCAATATGGGAAAGAGTCAGTGAGGAGTGTTTTCAATCTCATTCTTCAATCCCCGTTCTTACTTGGAGCTAATGACCGCAATTGGAAATGCGACTTTGATTGGATTTTCAAACAAGCAAACTTTACTAAAATATTGGAAGGAAACTATAATGGGACAAGACTTAGTAAAAATCAACAGGATAGCGAGCAGCGAAAACGTGATTCAGTTCTTGCAGTCGCTACAACCGTTAGAGAAGCTGCCGCAAAAAAGAGAAAGGAACTTGAAGCAGAGGGCGTTATTGAATAAATATCCCGATCCTGCACAATTCATTCTTGATTACAACCCTGATTTGCAGTTCAAACTTGTCAGATGTAATGCAACCCATTCAGAACTGGCGTTGAATGACAGCATTCCGAGTTTAGGGCTATTGTCTTCTACTTATGGGGATGAAACACCGATAGAATGGCTAAAGATACAATTTGGTTCATTGAATGACTTTGCAGAAGTTTCAACCAAGATAGCGAAAGAGCAACTTTCTGAACTATCGGAGATATTCCTTTCGGAGTATTATTATATAAATGCCGCTGAAATCTGTTTTTTCATAGCACGGTTTAAGTCAGGGAAGTATGGGCGGTTCTACGGTTCAATAGATCCATTGAAAATAACAAGTGCGATGCTGGACTACGTTTCTGAACGTCGGAAAGATATTGAACGGAAAGAGCGTGAACGATACAGAAACCAACGTGAAAAAGAGATAGAGGAGCGTGGAGATAACAGAATCTCTTATGCTGAGTACATTGAAATCAAGCACCGTGCTGATGCAGGAGATGAGGAAGCTAGAAAAATGCTGATATCACCATGAGAATAACCGTTTACTGGGTAACAAGAAATCCGGATGTTATCGTAAGAATCCGGAAAAAGTTCAATATCCCAAGTTATACTTCCGTGAACTACGAAACAGAATGTGAAATCAAGAATGAAGACTTTCCACTGTTAGAAGAAACAGAACGAAGGGGATTCATTCGAATTAGAAATAAGAATACACGATTATGCAAGGAACAGACAAACTGAATACGATAACCAAGATCGTATTTGTCCTCACGGACGTTTTAGAAACCAACCTTCTAGAAATGCAGCAGCAATATAAGAAAGAAGGCTTTGAACTCAGACACGATTCAAAAAGAAACTTCAACACAGCCATAGCCGCG